ATATTGAGGGTCGTTTAAAACCTAGAGACCTACACGGGATCACCGACCTGGACCAGGACAAAGCAGCTTTAATACTTATTGGATCTTCCCAGGGGAATATTTTATCTGCCGAAGGTTATTTGAGTATTTTTGATCGTATAATTCATACAGAGCCTAATACGGTATGCGTTGTTGATTCTTTCTCTGCATTGTCTAGTGACGCAGAGCTAAAAGGAGATCTAACTGATACGCAGGTAATGAGTGTACAAAAGACATTGTCAAAATGGTGCAGAAAAATCTCTAATGTTCTTCCTATTAATAAAGTTACTGTTGTAGGAATTACACACTTGATGGCTAACGTATCATCGTTTGGAAGAGGAAAAAGTAAAGTAGAAAAATCTGGAAGTGCATTGAAGTATCAAACAGATGTTAAACTTTACGCAACACACTCGCAGGCGCTGATGCAGAACGATACTCAGATCGGCCAAACTATTCATTGGAAAATTGAAACTTCTGCTATAGGTCCGCCTGGACAAAAAGTCGAGAGTCATATAAAATATGGTAGAGGCATTTGGAAAGAGATGGAACTGGCGGACTTGATGGTTGACTTTGGAATTGCTTCTAAGGCGGGGGCCTGGATTAAATTACCCAATGGAGAAAAGGTCCAAGGTAAAAACAATCTAGCCAAATTCTTAGAGGAAAATCCTGATCAGTATGAAGAATTTGAAAAAGAAGTTTTTGACACTGTAGGAATAGAAAGAAATAATTAGGAGTTGTTGGGATTTAACGCGTCATCCCGTTCAGTCGGGATTTATCCCGTCATCCCAAAGCTCCTTTAATATTCGCGGCGGTTGGGATTTAACAAGTCATCTCGTTTAGTCGGGATTTAGTTCTTCATCCCAACGTCGCTTTTTAAAACAGAGAATTGTAATGAAAGTAATAGACTTGGACGGCACCGTCAGCCACTGGAAATTAACTGGCGAAGTTGTACGAGGTAGGGATAGCAGGAAAAGATCACAACTTCATCTTAAAGCACGCGCTCTCTTAAAAGAATTGTATCCAGCGCTACAAATTATCGAAGAAATTCCTATTCAATTAAAAAGAAGCCAGCGTGCTTCACTAGACTTTTATATTAATACAATTAAAACTGTTATAGAAGTTCATGGAGAGCAACATTATAAGTTTAATACTTTTTATCATAGCTCCAGACAAGATTTTATTAATCAGAAGAAAAGAGATAATGATTTAAAAGAGTGGTGCGAAATTAATAATATGACCTACGTGGAATTACCCTTCGATGAAGGTGAGGAACAATGGAAAAATCGGATTACGCATCAGAGCGACTAGAAAAAGTTGATGCTGTATTAGATGAGTATGAAGAGAGCATTGGGCTTCCTAAGTTTAGTCCTAGTTTTCATGATGATAGTGCAAAGAAATATTTACAATTGTCACGTACTCAAATTGAAAAGCTAAGTCCTAACGAATGTGCGGAAGCTTGTATTTTATTAACCTCTCTTGCATTTCATGTGCAAAGGTCGTATAATAGAGAGGTAGCACGAGTTAACTGGGCTAATCAAACGCTTAAGAGCACGGTAGCAGGACGCGAACAAGCATATAAAGGCTCCTGGGAAAGCCAGTTTAATCAAGCTGTTAAAGAGGATGGATATACTTCAAAGATTGACGACATCAAAAGGTATGCTCAACAGAGAGCAGATAGAATAAACTATTTATCTTCTTCTATAAAAAATATGAGTGATCTTTATTTAAACATTCAAAAAACAAAGGTGTTTAATAATGAGTAAAAGAAAAGAATTAGTAGATCTTCTAGATTCATTATCTGATGATGAAGTAGAAGCATTTGAAGGGCTCTTAAAAAAAGCTATTAAAACTCATCCTAAAAAAAGAAGAAGGGGACGTGGACGCAGAAAGAAAAAAGTACAAGAAGCTCCTCCCGCAAAAGAAGATGATTTTCTTGATGGTGTCAAGTTAAGCTCAGCTGAAAAGACGGAACTTAAAGAGGCTCAAAAGTTTGATAAAGAGATGGGGGTTTATAGAACAAAGGAGCGGATGCCTAGCCGTACTAGAAATTCTAAAGTAGAAGCCATATGTAGAGTGTGTGGAAAAACACAAAACGTATCTCCACTTGTAATCCCTCCCGAAAGGGATAGGTTTAAATGTAACGACTGTGCCTGTAAAGCAGGTTAAAAGTGGTCGTTAGACTGAGTTGCCGAAAAAATTTTTTTAAAGGAAATGCAATGAAGAAACAAATATTTAGTTACGTAACTTTCTGTAGTATGCTGTTGGCGATGGCCGTGGTAGGATATTATTTGGGAATGAAAGATGGAGAAGAAAAAGCTGTTCACACCAAGGCAGAAATTTCTGCTATTTATAGTCTCATGGAGGGGATATCTGTTGGTATTAGAACTAATATGAACTTGGCTGCCCAAACAGCCCATTATATTAAACATAGCCCTCCTCCTGCTCAGGGAGGGTTCACGGTGGCAGAATGTGCAGAATGTTTGAAGGTTTATGAACTGTATGTAAAGAGAATGCCAAAACAACCGGGATACAACGGCTGGTATTTTGAAGAATTTTACAAAAAGCCTATTGAAAATTTAGCAAAACAGCTTCGGGACGAAGAAAAGGAATAGTAATGATTCTATCAGATGCCCCTGCTGAAAGAGCCATCCTTTCTGGGATCTGCCGATATGGCTCAGAAGCATACTATGAAGTAGCTACATTAATAACAGAACAATCCTTTACCATAGAATCCAATCAGATTATATATGGATGCTTAAAACATATTCTAGAAGTAGATGAGAGCACTTCCATCGACCTACCGATCATCTTATCGGCTGCGAAAGAAATAGGAGTAGGGGATTTTTTAGTAGCCAAGGAAGAGGTGCAACACCTTTCTGCTATTATGAAATTTCCAGTACAACTTTCTAATGTAAGAAAGTTTGCTGTAAAATTAAAGAAGCTACAAATCGCCAGGGAAATGTATGACCAATTAGAAATTACTAAAGAAAAGTATTTAGAAGTCAAAGGCGACGAGCCGATAGGAGAAGTATTAGGAATTGCCGAAGAGTCTATCTTTGAATTTATTGAAAGATTAAGTGAAACAGACGACACTCCTCAGAAGGTATTTGCAGATGTTAGCGATAGGCTTGAAGAATTAACTAAAAATCCTATAGAAATTGTAGGAGTTCCTACTGGCTTCAAGCGTTATGATTTTGCTATTGGAGGAGGCCTTAGAAAAGGTACTGTTAATGTTATTGGGGCACGACCCAAAACGGGAAAAACTTTATTTGCTGAAAATGCTGGCATTCATATTGCTAAACAAGGAGTTCCGGTTTTAAATCTCGACACCGAGATGACAAAGCAAGATCATCAAGACCGTGGTATGGCAATGTTAACAGATATTGGCATCAACGAAATTGAAACGGGGCAGTTTGTTGAAAGTAATTATAAACATACTAAATTAACGGAGATGGCCAAAAAGGTAAAGGATCTTCCATATTACCACAAATCCATTGGAGGGATGCCTCTTCCCGAACAACTCTCTATTATTAGAAGATGGTTAGCAAGAGAAGTGGGTATTAATGATCAAGGTAAAGCCAACAACTGTGTTATTATTTATGACTATTTAAAAATCATGGACTCGGCAGAAATTAAAGGAGATATGAAAGAATATCAAGTATTGGGATTTCTCATGAGTTCCTTACATAACTTTGCTATTAAGTACGAGGTTCCTATACTGGCGTTTGTACAGTTAAATAGAGATGGAATAACTAAAGAGTCAACTGATACTGCAAGCGGCTCCGATAGAATTATATGGTTGTGTAGTAACTTTACTATCTACAAAAGAAAGTCGGATGAAGAAATTGCCAAGGATGGCCCAGAGAACGGCAACAGAAAACTTGTACCAGTGATCGCTAGACATGGGGAGGGTTTAGAGCCGACCGATTATATCAATGTAAATATGATAGGGAAGTATGGTAAATTAATAGAAGGCAAGACTGCTAAAGAACTAGAGAGTGGCGGCAGTGTTATCGAGGACGAAGAACAAGAAGAAAGCGTAATGTATAATGAAGACATCCCCTTCGTATAAATATAACGAGCAAAGCAAGCTGAATCATCTCAGTAGAATAGCAGTAGAATATATAGATCAAATCTATGACTACTTCGGAGTTGAGTATTCTTACAAAAATAATATAGTAGTTAAATCAGAATGTTTCATTCATGGAGGAGACAATGATACAGCCTTAAACGTATATCCAAACGGAGACTTTTGCGTACATTATAAATGTAGAACTCACCAATGTGAAGATCATTTTGGCACTTCTTTCATCAGTCTAATTAGAGGTGCTTTATCCCGCTTTAAATATAAATGGAAAAAAATAGGAGATCGGGAGGCATCCTTTAATGAGTCTGTAGAGTTTTTATTAAATTTTACCAAACAAAACTTTGACTCTTTGGAAAAAAATAATATTTCTGGGGTCGAAAAACTAAAGTTTTGTGGTATGATTAATAAGTTCGATAAGCCTAATGTAAGCGTTAGCAAACGCATTAGCAGAGACTTTTATAGGACTAATGTTGAAATCCCTTCACAGTATTATCTTAAAAGAGGATATTCAATAGAAGTCTTAGATAAGTATGATGTTGGAACCTGTAAGAAAGTGGGGAAATTCCTTTACAATCGAGCAGTAGTGCCAATATATGATGAAAGCTATGAGTATATTTTAGGCTTTACAGGACGAAGCATTTTTCCAGCATGTGGAGAATGTAAAAACTACCATAACCCAGACAAGGCGTGTTCTGTTTTTCCAAAATGGAAGCACACTGCTGGGTTCAATAAACAAAACTGTTTGTATAATTATTGGTATGCGAAACAGTCTATTTTAGAATCTAATGTAATCATCCTTGTAGAATCACCAGGAAATGTATGGAGGTTAGAAGAAGCTGGCATTCATAACTCAGTAGCTATTTTCGGAGCAGTACTAAACGACAATCAAAAGAAATTGATCGACGAGTCAGGAGCAATGTCAATTGTATGCTTACTTGACAATGACGAGGCCGGTCGGAAAGGAATGCAAAAAATACAAGAGCAATGTTCTAAAATGTATCGCCTCTATTTTCCCAATATTGATACTAATGATGTTGGGGATATGAAGATTGATAAAGTTACCTCGGATATTAAACCCTTAATTACTACAGTTGAAGGAGTCTACAATGGCTAAAACATCCATAGAAGAACCCGTTGTTGAGCAACCCGTTGGCATTCCGTTTGAACAGTTTACTATTGAGGCTGTCAACGCCCACTTTGCTGCTCAAAAAAGTCGTGCTGTTGCTAATTTAAATAATTATATTTTTAAGTCGGCAGGCATTGCCGAACACCCCGACGCCGTTGGAGAAGTCATTAAACTTATTGAAGATATATCCCACGCAGACGGTTGCCTCAACACAGTGACCACTCTGTTTAATCCAGGAGCATAACAATAATGACTCAGATCATAGGATTTGCAGGCAAAAAACAAAGCGGGAAAAACACTGCCTGTAACTTTATATTAGCTGTAAAGTTGGCACAAGCGGGCATCTGTAAAACCTCACGCTTAACCAAAAACGGCGAAATAGAAGTTACAGATATTTTAGGAGAAAAACCTGCGGATATGGAATGGGTTCCTTTTAAAGAACCTCACGTTGATGTGGAAAGCCTTTTTGAAAACGAACTTAAAGATTATATTCAACTCTACGCATTGGCAGATTCCCTTAAACAAATGTCTATTGATATCTTGGGTCTTAAACCTCAACAGGTTTTTGGTACAGATAAGCAGAAAAATAGCTTAACAGATATGAAATGGGAAGATATGCCAGGAGATGAAACTAAAAATAATAAATCCGGCAAGATGACTGCAAGAGAAGTGCTTCAGTATGTAGGTACTGATATTTTCCGTAAATTTTATGCCAATGTATGGCTGGATAGCTGCCTACGTAAAATTGAGTCTGATTCTCCTGATATTGCTTTAGTATCAGATGTAAGGTTTGAAAACGAGATAAAGGGAATTCAAAAAAAGAATGGTTTTGTGGTAGGCCTCAAGCGTGACCCTTACAAAAAAGGAGACAAGCACGCTAGCGAAGTAGCAATTGAAAAATGTTTTGATCTGTGTGATGCTGTTATTGATAATAGTAACTTAACTATTCCAGAACAAAACGAACAAATTTACAACGCTCTTACAAGAGTTTCTCAAATATCTCATAGTCAAATTTTTCCGTTTGTCACAGAAGAGGAAATAGCGAATGAGTAAATCTGAACAGACATTAATTGTAGATTGCGACGGTGTCATTGCCGACAAATCAACCCTTGGAGACTACGGTAACGCCGCCCCCCTCCCTTTTGGCATTGAACAGGTTAACAAACTGCACGATATGGGCTACATCATTGTACTTTATACAGCTCGATACGGAGATCGAGAAAGTGGAAATATCCATAAACAATATGAAAGAGGATATAGAGAATGGACTGATTGGCTTGAAAAATATGGTGTAAAATACCACCATGCCTTTATGGGAAAGCCAGCAGGAGCTATCTACATTGATGACAAAGCTGCTCGTGTAGAGGGAGATAGCCAAGACGGGTGGATGCAAGTGTGGAAGGAAGTTTATAATTTAGAAGGTAAAGATAAATATGGAAACCCTCCTGATTTTATAGATGGAAGCTCATGATTCCAATAGTCTACTTCCGTTCATCGTCTTTTAATTGCCATCGCTTTTGCCCGATGCAATATTACTTAGAATATACATTGGGTTGGCGTGGAGAGTCAAATCAGAAAGCTGATAAGGGTACTATAGTACACAAAGCTCTTGAAATCTGTGCTGTTTGTAAGAAAGGCGCACAGGATGGAAAGAAAACTATTACCGATGATGTAGTGGGGAAGGTTATTACTGATTTATATGAACCTGAATATCTAGAAACCATTATAGAAAAAGTTTATAAATACTATGCCGATGGATGTAGCCATCATACATGGACTAATAAAGACCTTAAAGATTGTATAGAGTGGACGTGGAAGGCGCTCCGGTATAACCAAGGGATGTTTGATCCCAGAAATAGAGATGTCGTTGACGCCGAGCCTCATTTTGATATTACAATAGACCAAGAATGGGCTGAATATTCATATGAAGTAGGAGGTGAAAAACTAGAAGGTAAACTTTCTTTGAAAGGTACTGTTGACTTAGTAACAGACTTGGGTGATAATGTATATGAGATTATTGACTGGAAGACTGGAAGAAGATTAGACTGGGCGACAGGAGAAGAAAAGACACAAGAGAAACTTTTGAATGATGCTCAGTTAAGAATCTATCATTACGCCATTAAAC